ACCTATTGTGTAATAACCATTGACACATGCTCCTGCGTCACCTCCATCTCCCCCTTTTGCAGAAATAGTAAATGTACCTGCCCAAACAGCAGCAGAAATCCAAACAACACCTCCTGATGCTCCCCCTCCTCCCCCTCCTCCTGCACCTCCTTGAGTTCCACCTCCAGAATTACTGCTTACAATTCCAGTTTGCCCTCCTTGTCCCCCAGAAGGGGCCTTGTATGGAGCAAGACTTTGGTCACTTTGTATGTCATATCCCCATACAGGCGAAAGTCCAATTCCGTATAAAAATTCTTCAACAAAAGGTACCCCTACATTATTACTCGGTGCAACTAAAGCTGAACGCCCACCTGCAATGTTTGAGGCCCCTCCAGCGTTTCCAATACCCCCTTCTACATCCCCAGTTGTTCCTGTTGAACCAACAGTACCTGCTCGGTTAGGAAACGCTCCATTTCCTTCGCTTGCGCCTCCTGCTCCTCCAGCTGAGGCTGTTCCGTCTCCACCTGGGTTATCTGTTCCTGCGGTACCATCGTTTGCGTCAGGTACTTTAATTGTTCCAGACCCAGTTAAGGTTCCTTTAACAAAGACCCTAAACCCGTCTGTCGTGAGTACATCAGTAACCGTAAGGTTATCGTAATGCATGTCTCTTGTTAGGGTTGTTGCTGATGCGATAGTAACATCACCGTCTGCTCCGTTCCCAAATGCCCCTAGCGACCTAACTCCCTTTAAAGTTTGAAATTTATTAGTTGAACTTGGCATCCCCTGCTTTCCAGCTCCTGCTAAAGCGTCTTTCTCATCGCTAGTTAGACTTTCTGGTGTCGTAGAAATCATTAGAAGCTCTGTTGTACTAAGCGCTACACCAATTACTCGGTTAGTTGTTCCAGCTGTTGTCCCAATTGTTCCTGCTGTATCTGTTGCGTAGTAAGTCGCTCCAGCTGTTAGACCAGTAGTTGTGTACGACCCTGAGATTTGTACACCTCCTGAAATAGCTGCTCCATCTGTACCAGCGCCTAATGCTATACCCATCTGCACGCCGTTTACTTCCACTGCGACACTTGCGTCTGCTAGGTACCATTCTTGGTCTGAAGTCTTAAAATAAACCAGTTTACCTGCTGCCACTGTTTCCCCTGCGTTTACTCCTGTGACAATTTGACTATCAAAAGCTACTGTACCTCCTGTAATGTTATCTAAAACGTATGCTACTGTTGCTAGCTCCTTTCGGTCTGTTAGAGTTGGCTCTGCATCGTATGAAATTGGATTGGCTCCATCTACTGTTTCCTGTCCACGTAGGATGTCCACTACTCGTTGAATAGCGGCAAAGTCTGAGAGGATTGCTGGAGCACCTACACGGTGTGCTCGGGCAGCACCACTTGACTCAACACCTTGGCGAGATACAGATACAACTGATGTAAGATTTGTACCATTAAGCTGTCCCAGGAGATACTCTTTGTTACTTGACCCGTTATCAACAGTAAAGCAGTACTTACCAGCTGGCAGTGCGTTACCATCGTCGTCATTTGCTGATGACAATGTGATTGATGTGTCGCCGATAGAGATAGCGGCAGCTAATTGTAATTCGACGTCAGCGTAAGCTAGAGGGATTTTGTTCATACAGTTTTTGTTAATACTTTATCTACACTCCAGTTATAAGTATAGTATCTTTGAGCTAAAGTGCTACGTTTAAACCCTAATTCTTTAGCCCAATCAGTTAGTGTTTTTAATTGTCCTTTATAGGATACTAAATTTTGATTCCTCCGATTATTTGCTTGTTCTTTTCGTGTAGCCCATCGGCAATTTGTTTTACAATACGGCCCGTCATTATTGATACGATCTAAGGATAAACCTGGGCCATAGCCTTCTTTAACATCTTTAGCAAAAGCTTTAAAATCATTCCAATCTTTACAGATAGTAATTCCTCTAGCACCATGACTTTTATAAGATGTAGCAGTTGGATTCAAGCAACGTTGCCTCATCATCTTCCATGTAATGTACAGAGGGTGATTTTTATTTCTTATGTACGATGTTTTCCATTTATTGGCCATATATTGTTTAAACAAACCCCCGCCTGTTTCATATAATTATACCACGTTTAATAAGCTGGGGAGTTCTCGTCGGTTGTGGCTCCATCGAGAGATACGTTCTGTTTCAGTCTGAATTTCTTTGGTAGTTTATCCTCGTACGTCCAGATGTCTTGGTCAGTCAATTGCTGGATAGCACAGTACCCGTAGCCCAGCGCTTCTAGTCTCACCTTTCGTGTTCGGAACTTAGGTAGTCGCATCTTAATCTCCATCAAGAACGGATAGACAGTTGTTTCATCACCTCCTCCAATAGTGTCTTGCCCTACGAACGTTGTACCGATAGCATAGGTAGAGTTGTAACTCACGTAGTCACCTGATCCTAGAATAGTTCCTACAAGCTGATATTCACCACCATCTACAGATACTTTCACTGTAATAGACTGAGCTGGGTCGATTAGCCCTCGGAATCGGAGTCTCTTTGTTTTCTTTAAAGCGGCTTCTGAATATCGATCAGCCTTTGATTCCCAGTAATTAGTTACCTTTGTGCTCATATCATCAAATCCACTGAATAGCTCGTATGTAGTTTGTGATAAAGGATCACCTCCATACAGGAGTCCTCCGTCTTTAGCGAAGCAACGTATGCCGTATGGTGCGACATCGACTGTCTTCTCTACCATATCTCCCATCAATAGTCGGTTGTTCTCTCCGTCCTCGTCTGCACAAGCAATAACGATGAACTTATCCCATGCCTCCATAGCAATGTCTGTAAAGGTGTAGTTCTCAAACTTGAAGTGAGGGAACTGTGGAGTCGTCAAGAAGTCATCTCCTACTGGGTTACGCTGTAGGATGTTTACTGTCGGCTTACTAGGATTCCCTGTGTTCATAAACATGATACCCGTACTTGTAGCGACTGCTGACCGCAGGGTGTTCACACCGATGTCAGATCGGATAAGTAAGTTAGTAGGGTTCACATCGAGGATGTCTAAGGTGAACTGGTACACAGAATTCTCCTTGAAAGAGAAGTAAGACCCGTCATGCGGGATGACCACCTTAATACCGTCACCTCCCTTATCCTGTCGTACAACAAACCCTTCTCCAGCTGCTCGTGTAGCAGACTTACTGAAGTCCATTACGCCTAGTGCTGTACTGTCCTCCCATTGGTAGGTACATGTTACTGCACCAGTAGTTGTTGCATCAAAGGTTACTGCGTATACCCCAGAAGTAAAGTTGACTGTACCAGATCCATCAGAAGCGCTAGTAGCACTACCAGTAAAATCAATAGTGATGGATTGTGTACCATCAGTGAATACCGCGCCAAAGCACGTTCTTTTCGCACCACCAGCTTTGAACGCCAGTGTTCCAGGGTAAGCAGTGGAGCCAAGCGACCCGATAGCTTCATCAGCGATGGTCGTATATACGTCACTATCTTGTGCGTCGATATATGAACCATAGAGCCCAGTTGCATCATCTTTCGTGTTCCACATGATGCTACGTCCTTTATCAATGAAGAAATATCCTTTAAAGTTTTTTGTACTATCATAAACATCTGTGTAGCTATCTGGATTAGCTGTTACTATTTTGAATAAACCGTCTTCTGGACCACCAATGAACACTGCGTTCCCAGCTAAGGATGCGTAGTTACTGAATGTCACCTCTGCATTAGGGAGTCCGGTAATGGTATCTGCCCAGGTTGTGCCGTTGAAATACTGCACCTTGCCCTCTGTACCGTCCCACACCTTACGGAATCGAACTGAAGTACCATCTGTCTTGAAACCTGTGTGCTCTGCGAGTACACGACCTGTGAGGCCCTCTGCGCCTTGCGCTTGGCGACCGTACATTAGCTCGATACGCGCGTCCTTAGTCAACCAGCCCAAAGACTCCGATGCAGCATCGTTTGGGATTAGTTCATCGCTGAGCAAGTTGTGTGTGCCAGAAATGAAGGCTGGGATGTCTCGGCGGTCTTTAGCCATAATTAAATTTGCACCAATTGGCTATTCCACAATTTAGCGTTGTTAAGGATGTCTAGGGCTGCGTTAGTGTTCTCGGCAGCATAACTTTTCATCTTTGGGGCCTGCTGGATCATGAAATCATCTGCGGCCATAAAGTGAAATAGACCGTCATGGTACTCAGCTGGGAACCACGGGGTGTCTGTCAGGGTTAGATTTGCTTTCTGTGCGTGATAATCGTATTCGATTGCTTCTACCTTAGTAGGAGTAGCTGTAAAAGCTAGAGTTGAGTTAGCGTAGTCGATGTACGCGTAGTTGTTGTTGTTTCGATACTGTCGTCGGTCTGACCACGATACAACTTTAATTGGTGCGTAGTCTGTTCCACGGAACACAACTGGACGTCCAGCTTCTTCAGAAGCATCAGTGAAGTTGTTGTTAGCTGTGAGGTACAGGAAATCATCTGGTAGAGCTACTGTTGCTACCGATGTGGAGGTTGTCCCAGAGAATTCTGATTTGGTTCCTTCCCACGTATGAGATGAATTCCAGAACCGGTAAACCTTGTTTAACAAGTCAAGCTCCTCCTGGGTAGAAAGCTCGGTTGTGTCGTCGAGATATAGCTCGAACTTCGTTATGATTTCTGCTGCTGTCATATCACTATTATACCATTTATCGAGTACCCATCCCTAACCCCAGAAGGGTCAGAGTGGAAAGTCGATGTTAGACAGCGATTTTCACTTGAACAAATTTCTTTGCTCCATCTGCGAAAGTCTTGATACCAGCTAGGTATGAAGAGAATACTACAGTTGCTCGTTGTCGAGATTCAGTTCGCATATCAACTGGTGATAGGTCCTGAACTACAAGGTCGATAGCTCCTTTCTTACCGAAGTAACAGTTTAGCCATTCAACTACAGCACCTGACATATCAGTTGTGAACTCTAGTCGTCCAGCTCCTGTGATAGTAAGTGTGTCTGTTGCATCTACATAAGTAGCTACGATTCCAGCTTCAGTTAGGATAGCTCGGTCAGCTGCTGATACTTCATAGTATCCAGCAGCTGTGTCTTGTCCTGTTGCTGCACCGTTGATCATGTTAGCCATGATAGCTCCTTGTGCGTCTGCTGTAGCAGCGATGTCAAATTCACCTGCTGTTGCTGGAGTTGCTTTCGCTGTGAAAGTAACACCTAGGATAGTTACAACTTCGTCAGCTGTAGCTACGTCAACAACTTGTGTGACTTCACCTGTTAGGTTTTCTGAGATGTACATAACAGCGTTTCGTACAACACCTGCGTATCCGTTCTTGAATACTGAACCAGCGATATCGATGTCCTTGCCCATCAAGTACTGTTCGATGTCAGCAGCAGCATATGAATCGACAACTAGTGCCATGTTCATTGATACTTCTTGGTTTTCTTTTCGTCGTAGTTTTGCAGCCATTCGAGTCGTCATCTGCGGTACAGTTGTAGCAGATAGTGTGATTGGAGTTCCTGTAGATACAAGAGAAGTCAAGTCACCACTGTCGAATGTGTTTGCCGCGTTTCGTACTTCAGCAAAACATTTGAAGTCAAGATCTTGTGCAACTTTGTGTGCAACGTCTTGTCCAATGTTTTCTCCGGGGTTAAGTGGTCCAGCTTGTGTTACTTCACCGTCAGAGATACGGAATACAGCTTCTTTTTCAAGGTTGATAGTCAACAGTTCTGAACTATCTGAGATAGTGTCGATTGTTGAATCAGCTCCTCGGGTTACGTCTCGCACAACAACACCTGAGATGTCGAATGCTACTCGTTCAACGCTTTCTCCAAATCGTAGAGTTGGTTCAAAACGCGTGTTCATAATTTCCTTAGACACTAGCGTCTTTAGGAATGTGTCCTGGTAAGAATTATCGAACTCAGGGCGAAAATCAGTTAATGAAATATTAGTTCACCTTTTTTGAGTTTGTGTAAAGGAGATACTTCTCCTCAAACAAATGCTCTTTCCATATCGTTTTTTTATGACATGGACGGCATAGTGACACGCCGTTTGTTAGGGTAAATAATTTACTCCTGTCTGACCTGACTGGAATAATGTGATGAGGTTCCAGATAACACTTATTTTTGAAACATTCTTGACACGTATAATCATCTCTTTTGAATACCTGTTCTCTCCAAGTTTTCCACGCTGAGGTACTACGACTTCTCCTATTAAGAGAGGTTATTCCTCCTTTCCAATTCCAGTGCTTGTCACCCGTGTGACTTTCACTTATTTTGGATCGTGTTTCTTTACTTAGAATTTTACCAAGATGAGACTCACTCATCTTTTTTTTGGATTCATCTGAAAACTTAAAGTTAGTTAAGGGGTGTTGACTGTTTTTAAAACGAACAACATTAGCTTCACTAATCTTTAGTTTACTTGAGTCACTATGCTTTCTCCCAGTCCAATCTAAATTGGAATTATCTCTGAGCAAAGCTTTCTCACGCATCTTTTGTTTTGTTTCTTCTGTGTGTTTAGTTCCTAATCGCCCATTTCCTTTACCTTTTTTAGAAAGTCGAATTTTTGCCTTTGCTTCCTCAGACATCTTTTCTCCTTTTTTCATAAGACAAATTTAATGGATTACCCCGCCCGTTTAGCGACGGTTATCGTTGTACTGCTTTCTCAAATCAGGGTCTGCTAAGACCTGTCTTCGATATTCAGTATCTTTCGATGCCCGTTGCATGTCTACCTTCGTGTCTGCGGTTCCACCTCTAGGTACAGTGGTTTCCGTGGTGCGCTTACCAGGGATGGCGTTACCATACGCCTCGTCGAGTAGCTCTGGGAAAGTCTTTGCCTTATTAGCAGGACTTAGGGCCATTTGCTTAATTAGAGCAAGATTGGCGATGTCCTTATATTCAGGGTTTTCCGCAATAGCTTTATTCAGGGCAGCAGTCAGCTTGACATCTTGGTCAGCTCGCTTTCCGTCCTCTTCAATTTTTGCTAGCTTAGCAGCAAGTTGTTTAACCTCAGAATCTTTTTCGGTATCAGCTACGGTTGTGTCCGCATCCTTATCTTCTCGCAATTCCGCAAGCTCAGCTTCGAGGGCTTTTCGACGAGTAATCTCTTTATCAAGTCGTGCTTTGGGAATGTTGTCAGAACCGTTGTCATCTGTAGGTGTTTCCTCCTGAAAGTCACCCGCTGTAACTTCAGTTACTTGCTCATCATTTACAGTTTCTTCTGGAGCAGTGTTTACCTCTTGCTCTTGAGTATTGTCGACGTTAGTCATAGAAATCCTGTTTTTTATCTGGTCAGTCCAGTGGGTCTTTTAACCGTTCCCAAACGTATCTTAATTATACCACGCCACAGAATAATGGTGTGTGTAGTCTGCCTAAGCGGGCGGGGAGATACTTAGACAGACTACACACCTCACTATTGTGAGAGTGCTTCCTGTAGCTGTTCGAGAAGGTCACTTTCATTAGCCCTAGCTGCGTTAAGCAATGCAACTAAACCTAATCTTGTGTCGATGTCTGCTGCGTATGATTGGAACTCAGCCAATGTATTTGTGCTTCGGCCTGAGCGAATCTTGTACACGGCTGATACGGTGTCCTCAAGCAGCAGAGCAATTAGCTTCTTACCGCCAGGGGTATCAGCTAAGGCTTTGATGTCTTGGAGAGAATCGATCTGTTCCGCAAGGATTACAGCCTCTTCGTTTCCCCCATCCTCTATTGTCTTATCCTTTAGGGACATCGGGGTCGATAGTTACTGCTTCTTCACTTTTTACAAAACCAAACTTTTCGTATACCCCTTCGAGTAGTTCATCGTACTTTGCTAGTTGCTCAGCAACTTCTGCTAGTTTTGGTTCTGCTTCGTTTACGACGTTCTTGTTTTCAAACGCCATCCATACACTGTGCATGTCCTCGTCTGACATCTCAGCTACGTGTGGGTGGTTTCGCTCAATGTTCTCAATCGTTGCTTTACATAGAGAAACTTGTGCGGTCATCTCACGCTGTAGTTTTAATAGGTTAGACTTGTGTTGCTCAATCAGGTCTGGTGTAAATTCAGTAACGACATTCTTCCGTTCGATTACTGAGTCTTTAAAGTTCTCTTCGTTCAGCTCCTTCATCTCGAAATCATCGAGGTTTAGTTTATCTGACATTTTGTTGCATTACATCTGCTAATGGTTGTGCCGGCCCTGGCTGACGTAATTGAGCTGGTTTTCGTGCTCCCCCGCCTGCTAGTGCCGCCTCTTGTTCTTGACGTGCTTGGTCTTGTGCAGCTCGCGCTGTGTTAGATACAATCACTTGGTCAAGACTTCCTACGTATTGTAACATGGTGCCTACCTGCTCATTATCCATATCTTCCTCGTGATCCAAGAGGTAATCTACGAACCGCTGCTTGTACGCTGCGTTGGCCATTCGGTTCGGCTGGATTCGCTTTCCATCAAGGATAGATTCGATATCTCGCTCTGCCTCAGTCATAATCTTAGCATTACCATATTTGTCTACATCGAGCAGCTGACGGATAGTTTCTTTATCTTCTCCAGCAATCATTCCTAGTCGTTCAACAATAACTTTGAAGTTCACTTTACCTTCTTGTCCTAGAAGAGCTGAGTAGTACGCACCTGCTGAACGCTTACGGTTCTCTGACAATGCTAGTTCTGCGTTTGATTGCTCAGTCATAACTGCAAACTCGTCGTTCTTCCTGAAGATGTCTCGACGTGAGATGTCCTTTACTTCAATTCCTTCTGGACCGATGATGTCTACAGCAATCTTTTTACTGAGGTGCTCTCGCACTCCATGCTCAAACAATACAGCGAAGCGCTTGTACCCAAATGAGTATGACTTGTTGAATAGCCCGAAGCGGTCAGCTACGTTCTGTTGGTTTCCTTCATAGATAGTTGCTCGTCCGTCTGTGTCCTCTACACCTTTTGCTCCGGCTGTTACACCTGATGCTGAGGCTTTGATTCCTTCAAGCGCTGCAAATACCTTTAGTGGAGTTTCGATAGATGGCGTCTCTTGGATCTTGACAGCGTTAGCGGCGGTACCAGAAGCAGACTTGATGTATCCATCCTTCCGATACTTCAACTCAGCTAGGTTACTCACAGCTGTAACGTCCACTACACGCATCGGTCGGTTGACTCGTTCAGCGTTATCAAGCATCTGGTTGATAGATACTGACTGCGCCATGATGAGCTCTCGCACGTAATCACATGGAGATGGTGTCCAGAACTCTGTTAAGTCAGGCGTTGCTGCGAATGTCCAGAATGGCCATAGTTCGCTTTCAAACAGTTCCTTCAAAGGTTCTACCCGAATAGCTTTGCCACCACTCTCCGTCAATAGTAGGTAGTATCGATTACCCTCGTACGTTGTATACCATTCCCAGAATACAAACTTGTCCTTAGACCCGATGTTCTTCTCAGGTGTTTTATGTTCGTTAGCGTATGTTCGGTTGTTCTTGTTGTTCTGCTCCTGACTAGATTCAGTAGAGTTGCCTTTACCAGCAGCCAATTCTTTTACAACTGTCTGGATGTACGCTGAGTCCTTCTTCATGTCGTTGATGTCCTTAACCACTCCGTACCGTCCCATGTACCGTCCACGCTCAATATCAATCCCTCCAGCATCAGGGTCAATCAAGAAGTCATATACGTCTACGTTGTCGAGGTGGGGCTGGTAGCCATCCTTATCTGAAGAGGCTGAGTATGCGTAGATAGCTCGTCCGTAGATAATAGCCTGCTTCTTACCTGCAATATCTTTGATGTCCCAGAAGTTACGGTCAGTATCAAAATCCTTCAAAGCGTTAAGTCGGTCGACTCGTGGTCCTTGTGCCTCCTTACGCTTCATAAACTTAAACGTCAGGGGAGAATCGATCTTGCTCAACAAAGTATGCACATGCTCTTGCATCTGTCCCAAGTCCACGTTTGCTCGTGATTCATTGCTTTTTACCTTTTTACCGTAGTAAAGGTCTTCATTCTTCTGCCAAGACGCGATTCGCCCCTGCTTATATCGCCGTGCGTGCTGGATTTCTTCCAATGCCTGCACTACAATCTTGTCTCGCGTCTCTTTTTTAATAGTTTTTGCCATAAGTGGGACCCGCCACTGAACAAATTGATCTAATATGAGTAAATTATACCATGTTTAGATACCGATATCGCTGAATAATGGCTCTTCCTCCTCAATTTC